CGTACGAACCCTTTGCCAACACTTATTGCGCTGCCGAAAGAGAAGTATTTATCAGTTCTTGCCGAGTCATTGTTCATAAGCGACATACTACTCTGCGCCCTGAGCAGGAATCGAACCTACAACCTACAGATTAGAAGTCTGTTGCTCTATCCGATTGAGCTATCAGGGCTTGTTTGATTACGAGCATACTCGCTCTCAGGGTAAAGTTCATCTATAACTTTGGGCGTTTGTCTACATAAACCACAACGCCCCATCTTTCCGTAAGCACTGTGTCTGTGTATCGGCCAGTCACGACAACAACGCAAAATGATTATTTCGTTCCAGTGTTGCTCACTCATTAGTACCCCCGATAGGAATCGAACCTACGCACACGGTTTAGGAAACCGATGCTCTATCCACTGAGCTACGGGAGTGGGGTGCTTAGACATTACGGGTTAGTTCTAGTCCCATAGAATGAGCAAAAGCTCTTGCCTCGTCAGGCGAAACAAACGATGCTGATTTGTATGAAGTCCCATTACGCAACCTAAGAAGAACCCACTCGTCTTTGTCAGTGAGTTTCATTACGTGGAAAGAGTCGTCGCCCTTTATCTTTATGCCACTAGACGAAAAATCGTACGACATTACTTTCTCTTTTCTTTACGGGCATTCCTGCGAGCTAAGTCCGAGAAGAAAATACCACAAAAGAAAACAGCAAGCGTGTGTACGGTGAACATTACTAACTCAACCATCGTCTTCCTCGTCATTCTCTTTGTCAAACCCAATAATGTGACCAAAGATAGCGTCCCATCGCTCGTCTTCCGACATTGCCCTTGCTTTATCGGTAACCGAGTAAAGCCATTCACCCTCATCGGTTATCCCTGTCACCGTAACGAGTCCGAGCGCAACCAGCGTCTCGAGCTCTCGTCTTATTTCCTCACGGGGGTCATTCTCGTCATAAACCATCGCCCCATTCTATTATCAATCCACCCACAGCCAGTAGTCCTTGACCATACGAGTAATGTAGTGAGCTCGCATCTGTGAGCCGGTAGCCCCGTAGTGAACATAGTCGGGGTTCAGTATCTGAGGGTACTTAGCAACAACCTTGTGCCAGTTGATGATGTAAAGGTTGTCGTATTTCTCTGCTTTTTTCTCTAACATTGCGTTCCAGTTACGGGCTGACGAGTTGTTCTTCTTGCCTTTCCAAACAGTTACCCAAGCAACCTTCATTCCTTTGAGTTCACGCATAACGGCTGTGACCCTTCCACCGACATCTTCATACTTCCAAGACGGGGAGTCATTAGTTCCGAGTGCTATTACCCAGCAGGTATTCTTGTCGGAAATCTTCTTGTAGTGCTTTACTGCGTCTATGCCCGTGAAATCGTCTTTGGGCATTTTGTCGTACATTGAGCGACTTCCACCAGCAGAAATAACGGCTTTGCGAAATCCAAGTTTTGCGTATTCTGCCTTTTGGAACACGCGAGAATGAACAGTCAAAGAGTCACCAATGTGAACAATGTTTGAGCAACCCAATACGGGTGTCGCATTAGCCTGCTGAGGGCTTATGACTGCGATAGCGATAAGGGTTGAGATTAGTAACTTCTTCATTCCGGGCCCCGTTTAGTTGAGTGGAGTAAATACAAGACGGTAAAGCCCTAGTTGTCCGAACACAGGCTTTACCGTCTGCTTCTAGACTACCAAGGAGAGAGCAATGTAGCAAGCCCCCTATTACTCCTCTTCGTCCTCATCCCATTCTTCTTCGGCACGAGCCTCGGCTGCGCCTGCTGCGTGGTGACCACTAAGTTCGTCACGGTCATCCCAGTCGTAATCTTCGTATCTCATTTTGTTTTCCTTTCCATAAACACAGTCTAGGCAAACTTACGGATAGGTAACAAGTTCCAACACGAGCGACCAATAAGGACTATGATGAGTTCAGATAAATCTATCCATACGGGTAGGAAGGACACACGCAAAATGACACACGAACTAGAGTTTGACAGACAGGGCGCAGCAAGAATGGCTTACGCTGACAGGGAAGTCCCTTGGCACAGGCTAGGAACGCCTATGAAGGGCTTACAGACCGTAGACGCAATGCTCACGGCTGCTCAGGCTGACTTTGATGTAGTACTGACCAAAGTCGCTGTCGTAGACGATGAGGGCAACTTCATCACTAACCCTGACGGGACTCCAGTCCTTGTAGACGACAGCCGTGCGACTGTACGAGTGAACCCTGACGGTTCGTTTGACGGGCTTGCTACGGTTGGTACACGCTATGTAGTTCAGCAGAACCGTGAATGTCTTGATTACGCCCTTGCCATTGTGGGTGCGTCTAAGGGTGACGCAGTTGTGGATACTTGTGGAGTTTTACACGGTGGGCGTGAGTTCTTTTCATCTATTGACTTGGGTGGTCTAATCATTGACCCGAAAGGCGTGAACGACAAGATAGAGCGTTACCTGCTTGTTCGTAATGGTCACGACGGAAAGACAGCGATTACCTTCGCAAACACAAGCATTCGTGCCGTTTGTAAGAATACCGTTATTGCTGGAATGAACAACGCTCAACGGGTGTTCACTGCTCGCCATACAAGGAATGTGGAAAGCGCACTTGCCGAGGCTCAAAGCATTCTCAACATCTCAACTGAATGGGCTAAGTCGTTTAGTGAAACAGCAGAGAAAATGCTCTCTATACCAATGACGCTCAGTTCAGCCAGAATGGACACTCTTATTGGTGCTCTTTATCCTGAAAAACCACAAGAAACCGACAGACAAAAGCGCAACAGAGACAACATAAACATGACTATTCGTGCGCTCTACCAGACAGACAGAAACTCTGCTGGTTACGGAGACAACGGGTGGTCTGCTTACAACGCAATCGTTGAGTACCTTGACCACTACCGTGATGGTGGAGTTATGGAAAGAGCAGTTGCGTCAATGGATGCCAACTCTTCTGTAACACATAAAAAGATAAAAGCGCAAGAAGTTATCTTGTCATTCGCTTGACACACCTACGGGTTATCATTGTTATACCGACAAGTAAGGGACGGGAACAATGGATTTCTTTGACGAAGAAGAAGATGACACATTCGTAAGCCCCGAAGAGCTTGCTGTATGGCTAAGCGAGTTCATTGCTCAGACATCTGATGCCGAGGTTATGTACCGAAGCCACTTCTGTAATATGATTGCCAACCGTGTTTACGCAGAGTTCGGACACGAGGGAATGTGCGAACTAATGATAGCAATGGACAAAAAAGCTGGCTGGATTTCCGACATCATCATTGAAAACAACGACCTTGACGAAATACTTTTCAAGAAGTACGGCGTGTACGACCACAACATTGTCTCAAAGGCTCGCAAAACAGAAGCAGTCCAAGAAATGAACTCCAAGATTTGGAGATTGAGGCGTAAGTACGCAAAAGCAATCGTAGAAGAACTGATGCTAGCCCCGTCAGAGGACACGCAAAGCCCCACCGACAGCGACAACGGTGAGGACTTCACGGAGTAAGCAACGGGGGGCGTTGCTCCTCAGATTTGTGGCAAAGAACGCTTAGTAGTCGTCCCCGTAGAAACCGTAATCCTCATCAGTTCCCCAGCCAGCAGAGGCGAGGGCGTTGGAGTCAGCCCACACATCGGACTCAATGGGTTCACGACCAAAGTCGTCATCGTCATCGTCAGAGTCCCACTCACAACTTCCGTCGTGGTCAAACTCCAAGTCACAGGTGTCACAAAAGTAGACAATTTCGGTGGGGGTGATTTCGCTGTTCATTTCCATAGACATAACTTACTACGGGTTACGCACGGCTAACAAGTTTTACATTCCCATTAGGTCAAAGAGAAGTTGAGCAGTATCGGCATTCCCTGTGGCTACGCCCCCGTCAGTTGCCACATTGACCACGCTTCGCTTGCGTTCTATTAGTGAGTATATTTCCTCGTCTATCGTTCCGTCTGTGAGCATATAAGTAGCCACTACGCTTCCTTTCTGCCCCAACCTATGACATCTACTGTATGTCTGGTCTACATCGGCAGGTGTCCACGGCAACTCCACAAACAACACATCTTGTGCCGAAGTGAGCGTGTGTCCTGTTTTCGCTGCCTGAATGGACAGCACGATGACCGGGGCCTCGGAGACAGGGAGTGTTTGGAACTTCCTCTTTTGTTCCTCTACTTCCTCAACACTCATTCCACCCTGAATACGCAGGTTGCCGAACTTCCTAGCCAACTCATCAACAATGTCTCTGTGGTGAGCAGCGATAACAACCTTCTTGCCGTCATCTATTCTTTGCTGTACCCATTCCTCAACAATCGGCATTTTTGCTCGAGCCGAGATACGGCGTAATACTGAAAGTCTTACTAAGTGTTCGTTGCTCTCTGCTTTGATACGGGCTATGACGGCAGCAGAACCTACGGGTTCGCCCAACTCTCTCGCTATTTCTTTTGCTCTATCAACGAGGTACTTGACAATGTCTGCTTCAGCCTTTTTGTACTCTTTCATCGCGGCAGCAGAGCCTTCAACCACTACGGGGCTGTGGATTACTGGTGGCAACTCCGACAACACTTGGTCTTTTGTTCTCCTTATGTAGCAAACACCACGCAACTTGTCGTTGAGTTCATCAAGGTGAGAGTGACCACTTATGTTCCATTGACCGAAACTATCTTGGTAAGCGTTACAGTAACGGCGATAAAAGCCCCATAGACCACCAAACTCTTTCAGCCTTCCGAGAATGTCAAGTTGTGAGGCGTACTCTGACGGGCGATTGGTTACGGGTGTTCCTGTCAAACAAAGAACAATTCCTTCTTTTGGTGCGCTTTTAGCAATCTTTTGTGCGCTCTTAGTTCGTTGAGCCGTGACCGTTTTACAGTAATGGCTCTCATCAAAGACATAGGAACGATGTCTAGAAAGTTCTTTTTCCCATTTAGTAATGTTGCTGTATCCGACAACCACGACATCGTAAGTTCCATTTTCA